CGGTGGGCACCGGCTGACCTCAAAGCGGAATTGCGGAATAGAACCGCGCCGCTCGGTGAGGTTCTTCTCCCGGAAAACGATGTAAGCCGTGCCGCGATAAGCCGGCGTGTTGCCGACACCGTGGATGGCCTCGAGGTCGGGATCGGGCAGCTGGTCTTCGCTGCCGAGGTATAATCTGAAGCCCTGAGCGTAGCGCTCGGAGTCCCCCAGAATCTCGGACTCCTCGCGGACGTCGTAGACCAAGCGCTCATCTTCCCAGATGCGAGTCACACCGCCGATTTCGCCCTCGCAAATGCGGATCGCAAAGGTCATGAAGAGCGACTCGGTTTCAACAACCGGACCGCCGCCCTTTCCTTGGCGCTCTTCGGTGATGACCTTGTTTAGCGGCCCGCGATCCACGAGGTTGCCCATCACGGCCGCTGTTCCGTACACAATCGGCCGGGGTGCCCCCTCCTGCGAGGTCTGAACGTTGGCATCGCCGATGCGCGGGCCTTTGATGCGCTGCGGGTCAACCGCGTTGCCGATCAGGGAGCCGATGGCAAAGCCCAGCTGCGGCGCTCCAAAGAACGACCCGACGATGCCGCCGACGATGGGGAGGATGGTCCGTGCCATTAAACGTCGCGCCGGTAGACTGCGACAATTCTGCCTCGCCAAAGGTCATCTAGGCGATGCTCTACGACTTTTCCTGCGGTGCCATAAGCGTGAATGAGGCTCAAGCCTCCATAGACATAGTCCCCTGCGATGCCGAGGTGGTGCGGTTCTTCCTCGAACCGCATCAGAAGCACGTCGCCCGGTTCCGGGCCGCGGGCCACCGGAGGCCCGAAGCCGGCCTCTACGGCGCGCACGAGGCCGTTTCGGTGCGGCTCCCGGCCGTATATGCGGATGTCGGGCAGCTCGACGCCGTGAGCGCGATACGAGAGCACGAGAAGACCGGCACAATCCAAGCCGCTGCGGGTCCGGCCGCGGTGGCGGAACGGCACCCCCAACAAAGCGCGAGCAGCGGCGACAATGGGCGTCATTCGAGGATGCGCCGAGCACGGTCCGCGATCATCCCGCGCGAGGTTTCGGCACCGGGAACAGCAGTCGTGCCGGAGTCGCCCACCGGAATGAACGGCTCGCCCCGGTAATTAAGCCGGTTGTTCCAGAATTCGCACGACAGATGCCCCTCCCATTGCTTGGTGCAATCAGGCCGGATGCGGCCGGTGTCGCCTTCTTGGATGGCAAAGGCCGTTGGGAACGAAAGCGTCACGACCCCGGCATCGTAGGCCCCGACTTCGTATTGACGGCCGGCGTTGGCGCCCGTGGTCCATTCCACGATGCCGGGGAAGAAACCCGGCTCGGAGGAGCTGGACGAACTCGAGGACGCGCCGAATGAAAACGCGAGATCGGATTCTTCGCCGACCTGCTCGACCGTGAAGTCTTGCCAGAGGTCGTCAACAACGATGCCGCAAGGGAACTTCTCGATCTTCGGCGCCGTAGCCGCGTTGCTGCTCCCCTCTGCTTGGCTGCCGAACGTAGCGCGGCACGTGAGCGAGTCGCGCTCGACCACACTCTGGCGGAACCTTTGGACCAGGCTACGCAGCTCACCCATGAACGAGAGGCCGTCGATCGTCTTCATTTCGCCGAGCGTGCCGGTCGACAAGAGGATGTGCCCTTGGCTCAGGTCCTCGTAGTTGACGATCATGAACTTGTAGGCCGCGTAGTCGTACGCGCCGGCCGCGATGTCCGCTTCCGTGATCTGCGGAATGTCGAACTCGGGAAACAAGCTTTTGGACTCGGCGTTATCGACTGCGAAGTCGGCCGTGGCGACGTAGGCACTTGGCGTGAAGCCCACCGGAGCGAGATACGTCACCTCGCCGTCGCCGTCATTGTAAACGATGTCGCGGTCCAGGTCAGTCAGGCCGATCACACCATAGCCGGGGCGCACCGGTTCGATGCGGAGGATGCCGCAGATCGTGGTGGCCCCGGTGTCGAGGTGCGCTTGGAGGTTAGCAGGGATCGCGCGGCTCATGCACTGCTCGCGTCTTCGTCGGGCGGGGCGACTTCCAGGAGCGAAACCGACCCGTTCACGGCGTCCACGTTGTCGATGCTGAAAGGCAGGTCGTCAGTAGCGAAACGCACCCAGATGTCGAACTCGCCAGTCCAGCGCAGCACGGCACCGTCAGCCGGCGCCGAGTCGAAGATGACTTTGCCCGTGCGCGTGTTCACCGCGAAAGCCGACGTCGGCGTGCCGTTGATCGTGATCACCGGAACCGCGGCCAGGGCGAAGACTTCGCGCGTGTAGCTGAGGCCATCCAGCGTCGAAATCTTGGCCAGTTGAAAGTCGCGACGCGTGCCGTTGCCCGTACCGAATTGCTCGTTGACCGCTTGGAAGTCCAGCTCGTCACGGAACCGGAAGGCGTGGAGCATGCCTCGGCACACGAGGTGCATTTGCTTAATGTTGCGGTACGCTGATTTGCTGATGTTGTTGAACGGCGCCGTGAACTTATGGCGCGTCCGCGACCACTCGGCATTTCGGCGCTCGCGCCCCGACTTGAGTTCGACGATCTGCGTCCGGAAGGTGGGGCCGCCCTCCCAGCCGTAGCCGGGACAGGGTTGCAAATAGGCGTCCAAGTAGCTCATTAGCCAGTCCTCGCCAGCGCCTTCTGGGATTCACGGCCGACGTCGGCCGCGAGCTGCTGACGGCTGCGCATATCGACCTGCCCTTCGACGCTGATGTTGATGGTGGTGCCACCACGGCCCATGCCCCGCACTTCGGCGTTGTTGGCGATGCGGCCGGACGACTTCGGGATGAATAGCTCCGGGCCGTTTTCGCCGACGAGGTAGGGCGTGCCTCCCGACACCGGGCCGCCGCCAGCGAGGCCGCCGCCGAAGAACGAACCAAACAAGCCGGAGAGCCAGCCACCAGCCGAACCGCCACCAGCTTGACCAAAACCGCCGAAGAGCTGCTGCGCGAAGTTGTTGGCAACGGCGCGCGTCATCTGCGCCAGGATGTCGTCAACAAACGAGCGGAACGCGTCTTTCGCGGACATAGAGCCGCTGATGATGCCTTCGAATGCGTTTGCCGCCGCGTCGCGCACACCATCCAACTGCTGCGTAACTTGCCGCTGCCGCTCGAGTTCCTCGTTCAGCGCGCGCAGTTCATCGCCGTAGCGACGCACGGCCTCGGCGCTGTAGCCGCGAAGCTGGATAGCCGTCCGAGCCTCGACGTTGCTCATCTTCATCAAGTCGAGTTCGAACTGGGCGTCGGAAAGCATGCGCTCCACGTCCATCATTTCGGCTCGGCGAGCTTCCCGCTCCTCTTCCTTTAAACGCCTGCGGGCTTCACGTTCAGCGTCGATAGCCGCGGCCAATCGGCGCTTTGCTTCGGCGCGCGCGTTGTCCTTGGTGTCCTTGGTGTCCTTTGCCGCGCGGCTCGGGCGGCCACGGGTGGCGGTGGCCGGATCTTCGTCCTCCAGGTCGGGGAGAGTGGTGCCCTGAGCGCCGGCTCCGGCTCCGTCCAGGGCTGCGATAGCGGAGGCCGTGCGCTGGTCAATCTGCTCGAACTCGCCGAGCAGCCGCATGTACTCCATGACCGTGTTGATGCCCTGCCTGGCCGGCTCGTTCATGAGATCAGTCAAGCTGCTGCGCCACTTATCGAAGGCCGGCCCCGGACCCATTTCGAAGACGTCCGAATAGAAGCCTGCCATTTCACCCAAGCGCGCGAACTGCTGCGCCACGCCATCGGCGTACTTGGCGATCAGCTGGACAAACGCGGCCAACGCCGTGCCGCCCTTCTGAACCGCGCCTTGGAAGATGAGGAATGCCTTCGTGCCGGCCTCGAGCGCGGTATTCATGACCGGGAGCGCGTTCAACAGCAGATTGCGCATGATTCCGCCCATGCGATCAAGCTGGTCGTTGAACTTGCCCGCTTGATCGGCCGTTTCGTTGCCGATGGTGATGCCCAGGGCGTCGGCTTCCGCTTCCATCTGACGCAGCCCCTCGGAACCGCGATTGAGCAGCGGAATCATGGTTCCGCCGAGCTTGGCGCCGAACAAGTCGGCGGCGATGCGCGATTGCTCCACGCCCTCGGGCATTTCTTGGAAAGCGTCGGCGAGATCGCGGATAAGGTCAGTCGTGCGCCGGTACGATCCATCGGCGTTGCGGGTAGTCACACCCAGCCGCCCGAAAAGCTCCTCGTTCTTTTCGAGGCGCAGGCCGAGGTTCCGATTGGCGTTGGCCAGCTGCTCAAGTTCGATGCCAGACATCTTGGCGGCATAGCCCATGCGGCTGAGTTCTTCGGCCGTGATGCCGGCACGCTCCGCGATCTCGCCGAGCTGGTCGGCTTGTTGCACCGCGTTACGGAAAGCCGCGCCAATCGCGACGCCGCCAAGCACAGCGACGATGCCATTGCGCAACGAGGCACCGATCGCGCGGCCAGTCTCAAACGCCTGCTTCTGCATGCGGTTGGTTTCGCGCTCGAACTCACGCGAGGCCCGCTTGGTGTCCGTCACGAACTTCCCGGTAAGGGCTTCCATGACGATTGAGATTCTCATCGCTGCTTAGCTCCGAATGCTTCTAGGATCGAGCGGTCAACGTCGTCGTAGCGCGCAGAATCGAATCTCGGAACCTCAACCCACTCTGGGGAAAGATAAGGCAGAAGCTCCTTAAGCTGAATCTCCGGTTCGCCTCGGCCGCGGTGGGCGCTCAAGTAGCTCAACGTCAGTCTAGCGATCGCAATCTCGACACGCTCTTCCGGAGCTGGCTGCTTGGCGAGGTAGTGCTCAATCAGGTCGAGCTCCCACGCAGGCCAAGCAAGGATCTGGGAAGGTCTGACCCTGAACAACACCGCGATCCGGCAGACGCGCCGCAGGATCGCTTCGTCCCTCAGGGCTTTCCCGGCTCCTTCTCCCGGTTCAGCTCGTCAGCCGCCTCGTACAGCGCGCTCACCTTCAGCGCGTCGAGCTTGGCGACTTCCGCAGGGCTTTTGAACGCGGCGCTGCCGTCGGCGCGACACACGCTGAATGCCACCAGCATGTGCTTCTGCGCTTCATTGAGCGCGAGGTCGATCTCGGTTTTCATGGACGCTTCCTTGCCGTCCTTGTTCATCGTGTAGCGCTGGCCCTGCAACAGCCGCTGCCGCTCGCCGGCCGTGATGCGGCGGAAGTATACCGTGCCCTTGTGCACGGTACCATCCGGCGCGGTGAAGCTGACCTCGCGCGCGATCGGCGCGTCTGCCTGCAACAGCTGATCGATGAAGTCCACGAGATCAGTCCTGCGTCGGGGTCGGGAAGTCCCAGCGGATCTCGCCCGAGCGCTGGACCGTCAGCGTGCCCCGGACGATCTCGTTCAACGCGAGGTCGAACGTGAAGTCGGCGAGGTAGCCGAGGAACTCGAGCGACGTCGGGCCGGGGCTGACGAGGCGACCGTCCGAGTCGAACGTCGTCGGGCCGGGGCCGACGTTGTCCGACAGCACGACCATCCAGGAGATCGTGGTGCCCGACTCCTTCAGCGCGACCAGCGCCTGATGCGCCGCGCTGTTCGGGATGAAGTTCACCGGGATCGTGACCTGCCCCGGATTCGGGAGGCCCTGCTTGTACTCGCGCTCCATGCTCGAGAGGCAGGTGATGTCGATCTGGTCGGCCGCGCCGCCCAGCCCCTGCACCGCGGTCGGACAGGCGACCTGCAGGATCTCCGACGAGTTGGCGACGTTCCCGAAGAAGATCCGGGTGCCCTTGGTTTCCACGGTGTTGGCGGTCATCTCTTGAAGCTCCGGAGGAGTGGCGGTTGTACAGCTGAATTATGCCCCAGCTGCTCGGGTTTTAAATCTGCGTTATCAGCGATGAACGAAAAGAGTGAAGTCCATGCTGATTCGGAATCGCTGCGTTTCGAAGTCGCGGTCATTCGCCGAGTAGCGGGTCATATACCCGGCAGTCTCCATGGCCGCGCGCACAGCAGTGGCCAGCGCTTCGATGCCGGCGTCGCCTGATCCGTCATTATCAGACCAGCAATCGACCTGAACCTCGAACCGGTCAGTGCGCGGCGTGCTCGTCATATCGTTCTCCGGCTCGCCAGAAACGACAGACCACGTGACGTAAGGAGCCGTAACTTTTTGCGGGGCCGCGCCGTGGCGGTAGACGCGGTTTCCGACGATGGCGGCTGCAGAGGAGTCCTCGGTGATGATCTTGTAGACGAGAGGCAGCATTACGGCTTCACCCGATTCTTGCGCGCGAGGCGCTTCTGGACGAGGTCGATTCGGCGCTTAAGCTCCGTCTCGAAGATGTTCACAGCTCGCTCTTTGTTCTGGTTGAACGCAGGCCGCAAGAAAGGCTTCGGCGGGTTCAACTTCTCGTTGCCGTATTCGAGCAGGCGCGCCACCTGCGGCGTAACGACAGGCTTTGGCCCGCCTTCCTTCCGCGGCTTTGTGTCGACCCGACGAGGCGGATAGCGCTTCTTGCGGATGTAGACGCGCTGCGCTTCGCCATTCTGGCCGCGCAAACGGAAAGAGCCGACTCGGATATTTTCGAGCA